AGCTGCTTTAGCATTCTCGATCGCTGCTGGTATACCATTACTTAACGCATCCTGTGCGATAGATCCAAGTTGGTTCATATTAGTTGAACCATACGCCAAATTATCAGCCATAGGCAACCCCACCGGAATCGGTAAAGTAGCGGTAACTGGAAAATCTAAATTCTCACCAACTGTCTCTATGATCATTCTATTATAGTTCTCGATCTCACCAGGAATACGAATTATCATATTCGGTTTAACCTTCTTACCACTGGAAGAAGAAGATGAATATACGTTTGGATTAGCCATGGGTTTCTCTTATAAATAGTTATTAGGTGAACAACTCTTATTAGTATTTATATGGCATATTCGGGCAGATATCCAGTCGCCAACCCACAAAAGTATGATGGGGACTCAACTAAGGTATATTACAGATCATTGTGGGAAAGACAAGTATTTAAGTGGTGCGAGAGCAATCCGCAAGTTATACGTTGGAGTTCTGAAGAAACAGTGATCCCTTACAAGTGTAAGACCGATAACCGTATTCATAGATACTTTGTAGATGTGAAGATTAAATTGGAAACTGGTGAAACGTACTTGGTTGAAATCAAACCGAAGAAAGAAACTATCGCTCCGAAGAAACCTGCACGTCAGACAAAGAAATACGTAAACGAAGTTATGACCTATGTCAAGAACCAATCTAAGTGGGAAGCTGCAGAAGAATACTGTATGCAACGAGGATGGAAGTTTGTGGTGTGGACAGAAGATACGTTAAAGAGTCTTGGAATTAAATTATTAACAGCAGGAAAATAAATTGGCATCGCTACTTTACAGATTAGAACAAGAGGCATTTCGTGCAGGCATCCAGGCTCGTACTGATGAAGCACGTGAATGGTTTAAGGTTAAAGTCAAACAACTTGGTAAGATCAATCGTCAGCAGTTATTGCGGGATGAGGCATTGATTCGCAAGTCTCGTACGATGATGGGTCATATGTACATGTATTACTATGATCCTAAGCATCGCGAGACTCTTCCGTATTACGACGCATTCCCATTGACGATTATGGTTGAACGTGCGCCAGGAGGATTCTATGGACTTAATCTACATTATCTAAAACCAAATACCAGAGCGATCTTTCTGGACAAGTTGACAGACACACTTAGTAATGACAACTACGACGAGACTACGAGGTTTCGTGCAAGATATAATCTATTGAGTAGTGTTCGTAAGTTCAAGGAATTCCAACCTTGCTTTAAACATTACTTATCATCGCAGATCGACTCTAAGATTGTACTGGTACAACCTCCGGAGTGGGAGATCGCAATCTTCTTGCCGACAGAACAGTTTGTCAAGGCTAAGAAAACACAAGTGTGGCAGAAGTCCGCAAAAATCATAAGAGGAACATAAGATGTCTATTCTAGGATCAGAGATTGACGACCTAAAAGGCGTATTCAGTAAGCGTCAGGGTCCAGCACAAACCAATCGGTTCATGATATTCATGCAACCGCCTGCAGCATCTTTACTCAATCTAGATGTTAACGCCGCGATCACTGGAGCACTATCTGGAAATCTAAGTCTCGGTGGATTTATCAATGATCCTCGTGATGTTTCTTTGTTATGTGAATCATGTACACTGCCAGGACGTAGTATCACTACGATTGAAAAGCAAAACGTAAAGCAGGCAGTCAAGGTTCCATATTCATTCTTGAACGAAGATGTGACATTTACATTCATTCTTACTGGCGATTACTACATGCGCAAGATGTTTGATAATTGGTCTGATCTTGTGTTCGATACAAAAACCTACGAGATGCGTTATCCAGAAACATATACCACTGATGTTCGGATCGCTCAATTAAACAAACAGAACATTCCAGTCTATACAGTAAAGCTTGAGAAGGCATATCCAACCGGAATCAATGCTATTACATTAGACAATACCGCCGAGAGTAGTATTCAGAAAGTTACCGTTAACATGACTTACGAGAACTTCGTCGTAGAAGGTTTCTTAGATTCTGTCGCCGGCATCGCGAAGGGTGTTCTTGGATCCGTTGCGAATGTATTTTAATCGTAATAAATAGGTTTGAGTGAATTTTTTATTAAGGAGATAATCACATCATGGCATTACCAATTGTTGACGTACCGAAGTATTCGGTCACCATTCCCTCCACTGAAGAGAGTGTAGTTTATAGACCGTATCTGGTCAAAGAAGAGAAGATCCTGATGATCGCTATGGAAAGTGAGAATCAGGAACAAGTTATGCGAGCGGTTAAAGAAGTAATTGCTGCATGTACGTTTAATAAAGTTAACGTAGATAATCTCACTGTCTTTGATATGGAGTATGTATTTTTGAAGTTGAGATCCAAGTCTGTTGGAGAAGTATCTAAGATCGGCGTTAAGTGCGGAGAGTGTTCTACGCTAAACGACATTGAAATCCAACTCGATGCTTTGGAAGTTAGTAAACCTACAGAAGATAAATCTGTAGTTATGATCACCGATACGATCGGAGTTAAGTTACGATATCCAACAGTTAAAGATGCAAACTTGTTGGCGAAATATAGTGGTACAGAAGCTGCGATAAAAACAATTGTAGCATGTATTGACAATATCTTCGACGACGAGAAAGTATATCCTGCAAAGGATAGTACGCCAAAAGAATTAGAACAGTTCTTGGATTCTTTGAACGCTGAACAGTTCAAAAAGATGCAGTCGTTTTTTGAAACGATGCCATCTTTATCACATGATGCGACGTTCACGTGTAGTTCATGTGGACATCAGAATGAATTGTTGATTAAGGGTCTTGCAAATTTTTTCGGTTAGGCCTCTCTCATGATAGTCTCGTAAATCATTACAAGACTAACTTCGCTATGATGCAGCATCACAATTATTCGTTGACAGAACTGGATCATATGATTCCTTGGGAGAGGGAAATTTATATCGCCCAATTGGTTCAGTTTTTGAAGGAAGAAGAAGAACGTAATAAGTTACGACAGCAATCGTGGAAGCGATAATATCATCGGAGTTATAGATGGCAGATAATACACCAGAGAAAGAATATCTTCAGGACTTGATCCTAGAAGTTATGCAGACCAACGAAACCTCGGCTAGAATCGAGCAATCGTCGTTGCAGATGAACAGTTATCTAAACGATATCAATGCAAACGCATTTTCTTCGTTTGAGATTCTGAACGATATCGCTAGCATCATGACTGGCAACAACCTAGCTGCTCTGGAAAAGGCGAGAGAAGACGGTAAGTTGCAACAACGTATGATTGATGCGATGGAAGATGTTAGAGATAATACCAAGAAAGAGAAAAAGAACAAGGATCTGAACTTGGGCATGGGTGGAATCTTCGGCATCTTAGCTGGATTAACCGCATTTCTAGGTGGTTTCATCAAAGGTTACATTGTACAATTCAAAACGGTCGCTGTAGGTTTCTTTAAACTTTTTACTGGCGTGCTAAAAATGTTTGGCACGTGGTTTAGTGAGAGCGCTCTAGGTAAGAAGATCGCTGCTGTTTGGGCATCGGTGATGAAGTCGGTTGATAATGTTGTTGATACTGTTAAAGCATTCTTCAAGAGTTCTGGAGACGGTGGTATCTTGAGTAAGATCAAGAGCATGTGGACTTCGGTTAAGAAGTTCTTCATGATTCCAGTTGATAATGTTCGTGCAGAATTCAAATTGTTTAAAGACGCATTTGGACCAACGATCGGCAAGATTAAAGCGTTAATCACACCTATTCTTGATCTTGGCGCACGTATGGACGATGTCAAGGGTTTCTTTACAGTTATTAAAGACACTGTCACAGGATGGGTTAAGAACGTATTCGATAAAGTTAAAAACGTTCTTGGAATACTTGGTGGAGGAGACTCCGCACTGGCGAAGATTGGTAAGTTCTTCGGTAAGTTCTTAGCCCCAGTCACATTCCTATTCACATTGTGGGATACTGTTAAAGGTGCTATGGCAGGATATGAAGAAGGTGGTATATTCGGTGCTATTAAAGGAGCATTAGAAGGATTCTTGGGATCTCTGGTTGGAGAACCGTTGAATATGTTGAAGTCTGCAGTATCATGGTTAGCAGAAAAACTTGGATTTGAGGCAGTATCTGAGGCATTGGATTCATTCGACTTTATGGCATTTATTAAAAACTCAATCTCGGGAATTTGGGATTGGGTTAAACTTATATTCACAGATCCTGGCGCAGCATTAACTGCTCTATGGAACAACCTTGTTGGAGAAGGTGGTTTGATGGACATGTTATTTAAACCGATTGACATGCTCATCGATTGGATCACCAAGAAACTTGGTTGGAGAGATGAGAACGCTCCAGAATTTAGCATGGGTGATATGATTCGTGGGGTCTGGAACACCATCGTCGATTGGGTTGCATCTTTAGTAGAAGCGATTCCAATAGTTGGTGGCCGTGGTGCTAAAGCGATT